CCGACACAGCGGCCGCCGACAAAGCGGCCGCGGATAAGGTCACCGCGGACGCCGCGGCGGCCGCGCTCGCCGCCGACAAAACCAAAACAGGCGGCGACGGCGCAGACAAGAAAGACGGCCAGCAGACACCGCCGAAGGCGGGCGAGAAAGACGGCCAGGCGACGCCTGAGCCGAAGGCGCCCGACACGTACGCGCTGACCCTGCCGGCCGGCGCGCTGCTCACACCGAAGGACCTCACGGTCTTCGAGGCGAGTGCGCGCGAGGCGGGCCTCACGAATGAGGCCGCTCAAGCGCTGCTCGAGAAGCAACTCACGTTTCTCCAGCAGCAGAGCGACGCGTTTCGCGCGGAAGCCGTGGCCGATGCGGAGTACGGCGGCGACAAGCTCGCCGAGTCGCAACGCCTCGCGAACGCGGTCATCGATCGGATCCGGCCGCCGGGGCATGCCCGGCGCGACGACTTCCTGGCGTTCATTGGGCGCGCCGGCGCCAACAACTCGATCCATGCGCTGTCGTTTTTCGCGGACCTCGGCCGGCTCCTCGGCGAGGACCGCGTCGTGCCGGGCCGCACGCCGGGGAGCGGCGGCGGCGGGCGGAAATCGGATGCCGAGGTCCTCTTCGGAGAGACCGCGGCGAAAGCCTCGTAACACTCGCACGCCGCCCAAAGGAGCGGCTGCTTATGAAATTCTTAGTCACGCTTTTCGCGCTCGTCGTCGCGGTGTGCACGGTGGATGCGCACGCGGCCGGGCTCCTCTCGACGCACGCGGGCGCGGCGCACGGCGCGCTCTTTTATTTGATGTTCGGGGTCGCGGTCTTTGGGGCAACGCTCGCCGTGACCAATCCGACGCTCCTCGACCTGGCGCAAGTCCTCGGGCCCGACGACAAGATCGCCCGGATCATCGAAATCCTCAACAAGCAGAATGAGGTCCTCGACGATATGGTGATGATCGAGGGCAATCTCCTCACCGGGCATCAAACGACGATCCGCACGGGGATCCCGACGCCGACCTGGCGCAAGCTCTACGGCGGCGTCCAACCGACGAAATCGACGAGCGTGAAGATTGTCGATTCGTGCGGCATGCTCGAGAACTACGCCGAGGTCGACAAGGCCCTGGCCGATCTGAACGGCAATACCGCGGCCTTCCGGCTCTCGGAGAACCTGCCGATCCTCGAGGGGTTCAATCAAGAGGTCGCCGATTCCCTCTTCTACGCGAACGAAGATACGGAGCCCGAGGCCTTCACCGGGTTCGCGCCGCGGTTCAATACGATGGTCGCGGCGAACGCCGAGAATTGGGATCACGTCATTCCGGGCGGCAGCGTCGACACCGACAATACGTCGATCTGGCTCGTCGTGTGGGGCGAAAACACCGTGCACGGCATCTACCCGAAGGGCTCGAAAGCCGGGTTCTTTATGGAAGACAAGGGCCAGGTCACGATCGAGAACGTCGACGGCGCCGGCGGGCGCATGGAAGCGTACCGGACACATTACCGCTGGGATGTTGGCCTCACCGTGCGCGATTGGCGCGCCGTCGTGCGGATCTGCAACATCGACGTGAGCCTCCTCACCAAGAACGCGGCGACCGGCGCGGACATCATTGACTTGATGGCGCAGGCGCTCGAGATGGTGCAGTCGCTCTCGATGGGGCGGCCGGCGTTCTATTGCAACCGCACGATCAAGTCGTTCCTCCGCCGGCAGATCGTCGCGAAGGTCGCGGCCTCGACGCTGACGATGGATCAGGTCGCCGGCAAGCATGTGATGACGTTCGATGGCGTGCCGGTGCGGCGCACCGACGCGATCCTCAATAACGAGGCGCTCGTCGTCTGACGGCTGTGAACCTGTGAACCTGTGAAGGAGTGATTCCTATGATTCTCGATGAACGGACCGAGTTCGCCGATGCGACCTCGATCATCAATGCCACCGGGCTCTTACTGATCGGCGACGTGATCGACCTGTCCGTCGCGCGGAACGTCGGCAGTCCGCCGCGGCCGCTCTATCTCGTGATCCAAGTCGCGACGACCGTCCTCGCGGCCGGCGGCGCGAGTGAAGTGCAATTTACGCTCGCGTCGGATGCGCAGGCGGCGATCGCCGTCGACGGCACGGCGACCGTGCACTGGCGGTCCGCGGCGATTGCGAAGGCGACGCTCGTCGCCGGCTACACGCTGTGTATTCCGTTGCCCGGCGTCAAGCCGGACTATGAGCGCTACCTCGGCCTCCTCGTCGGGATCACGACGTTCGCCGTGACCGCCGGCGCGATCAATGCGTTCCTCACGCACGATCCGAAGCAGTGGAAGGCGTACGCAGACGGCTTAGTGTAAGCATCCTCAATCCGCGCGCGCGCCTGGCGGCAGGGCTGGGCGCGCGCGCTTTTCCAACGCGGGAGAGTGCACGATGGCGCAGACACGCAAGGAAGCCGCGACGCCGAGGCGATCGCGCGATGTGGGCGGCTCGACCGCCACGCGGCCGGCCGCGAAGGTCACCGCCGACACGCCGGGCGCGGTCGTCGCGACGGCGGCCGGGTTCTATGGCGGCCAGCGGATCAAGGTCGGCCAGTATTTTCTCCTCGAGAAGCCGGCCGATTTTTCGGCGAAATGGATGCGCAAGGTCACCGACGAGCCGGCCTCGCTGCTCGAGTAACGATCCGGTCCGGGTGCGCGCCTGGCGCTCACGCATGTCTTTCTGGCAGCGCAGTACGCGAAGGGAGTCTACGGTATGGCACGACGAGTGAGTAGTCTGGTCGCGGCGGTCTGGCTGCTAACCGGGGCCGGTTACGCGCAACAACAAAACGTCCAGGGGCCGACGTCGATTACGGTCGTCGACGCGGGCGCGTGTGCGACGGCGAACGCGTGCGCGACGTTTCTCATGGGCGGCATGGCGTCGATGGCGATCAATGTGTCCGGCACGTTTACCGGCACGCTGACCTTCGAGAGCACGGTCGACGGCGCGGTGTGGCGCGTGGTGTCGCTGGTCAATGTGGCCGATTATTCGGTCGCGACCACGGCGACCGCGCCGGGCGCGTTTGCGGTCTCGAATATCGGGTATCACTCGGTTCGCGTGCGCGCGACGGCCTTCGCCTCGGGGACCGCGGTGGTTCAGGCGCGACAAGGCTTCGTGATGGTGAAGCGCCAGGGCGGCGTCTTCGGGAGTGCGGCGCTCGCGCCCGATGGCACGGCGGGCGCGCCGTCCTACAGCTTTGCGTCGGAGCCGACACTGGGGCTCTATCGGAGCGCCGCCGCGACGATCACGAATACCGGCGCGTGGGTGAATAACGGGGTGCTGTCGTCGGGGTCCACGATTTCGGGCTCGGCGTACCGGATTACGAGCAAGTTGCTCGTCCAAGCGCCGACAGATGGGAACGTGTCCCTAGCCAACACCGGGAACACGACAGGCTCGCAACTCAAAGTCGATGCCCTTCCCACGATCGCCAGTGGCTTTGGCACGTCGCCGAGTGTCACGGCCGGCAGTACGCCGTTCGCGGGAGCGGTGGTTGTTGGGAGTGGAGGGGTAGCCACTTCTGGCGTCGTCAATTTCAACGGCACGGCGTTTCCGTCCGCGCCGTTTTGTGCGGTGACAGCATCGGGGGGGGCAGGTGTCTTAGTAGCTCAAGGGTCTACGACTCAACTCACGATCGCGTCGGCAGCAGCCTTAGCCGCCGGTTCAATAATTTCCTGGATCTGCGTCAGCGCGAAGTAGGCGCGCATGGCCCTGAAAAACGTCTTTCTGACGTTCGAGGTGCACCTCAACGACGCGGCGCAAGTCGCGGCGTTGCAGGCGCACCCGCCGGGCGTCACGATTCCGACCGGCAACCTCTGGATCGGCGACAGCATGCGCGCGATCAATCGCGCGCTCTTTACGCCAGGCCCGCCGATCGGCGGCGCCGCGGTGGAGTTCGGCACGACCGCCGAGCCGGTGCTGCAGCTCATCGGGCCGAACGATCACGTTCCGCAAAACAAGCCGTACATTTTCAGCGAGCATCTCACCTCGACAAACAATTACCCGAGCGGCGTCGCCAGCTTCACGCGGAAGAGCGGCGGCTGGTTCGGGATTTCGTTGCTCTTCGGCACGACGACGCGCTACTGGTGGACGGGCGTGTTCGTCTACGATCCGCCGGCGACCGCGTCGAGTCCCACAGGGCCCGGCACGCGGTCGCCGATCCCGATCCGGCGCTGGCTCGAGCCGTTCTATCTGTTCGAGGATTTCACGCAAGGCGTAAGCGCGGACGGCGCGCTGCAAGATGGGATGACGCGCGATGCGTCGCGGACGCCGGACGGCTGCGGCTTTGCGATGCGCGGCCAGTCGACGACGGTCACGCGGGCGCTGACGCAGTACACCGGCGGCGGGGTGTCGACGGAAAACCAATCGTGGGAGCGGCTCTATATTCGGCTCCGCAAGCCGGGCTCGACCGTCGTGCAGTTCTGGCGCAGTCATGCGACGGTGTCGAACGCCTCGGGGATTGCGCTGCAGATTGCGATCAGCGGGCAGATCGTCGTCTACAACATCAATCAAAGTGGCGGGGCGACGCTCCTCGGCAGTACGACGGCGCTCGTCGTGGGGCGCTGGTATCGCCTCGATATTCTCCTCACGTATAACGCGGCCGCCAGCGGCGGCGCCGGCTCGATCAGTCTCTATCTGAACGGCGCGGCCGTGCTGAGTGTGGGCGTCGCGGACGCGCTCGGCGGGCTGGGACAGAACAGCGTCAAGCACTCGACGACCGAGCTCGGCGCCGGCGTGCTCGGGTACACGACGGAGATTGATATCGGCTTTTGGATGAACGCGCGGCAGCCGACCGCGAGCGGGAGCGGCGTCGGCGCGGTGCAGCTCGACTCGATCGACTGGCTGAATGGGAGCCGGGCGGTGCTGGTGCGGCCGCGCGGATTCGCGACGGCGACCGGCTGGGTGGGCGATTGGCGCCTGCTCCTCCAGAAGCCGCTCCGCGGGAACAGCGAAGGCGTCGAGAGCGCCACAGACAGCGCGCTCCTCGAGGTCACGACCGACGTCGATCATTCGGTGCTCGGGCATCCGGGCGGCCTCGGCGCGGCCTCGATGATCGTGCACCGCGCCGGCTTCAAGGGGGGCACCGGCGTCGGGTCGGATGGGACGCTCGGCTACCGCATTGGCGCCGGCGCGCCGGTCGATGCGACGGTCGTCGAGCATCAAACGATTCCGTCATGGAATACCGTGTTCTATCCGGGGCCCGCGACGGCGCTGCCGGCGGATTTGACCGGGCTGCAGTTGCGCTACGTGCACGGCGTCGGCGGCTTCACCGCGCGCAATACCTCGCTCATGGCGTCGGTGGAAATCATCGGCGCGTTTGGCGAGGAGGATTACGATCCGTCGGTCGCCGCGGGGCTGAAATTCCCGCTCCCGTTCCTCGGGATCCACAACGCGCCCTATCCGCGATCGCCCTGGGCGCGTACGGCGACGCCGCCGATGTCGCCGGTCACGATTTACGGCGACACGTACGTCGGCAACGGCACGGGGCACGATCTGACGTTCCGGACGCCGGTGCATTGGCTGTGGATCCGCCGCGTGAATTCCGCCGCCGGCCGGCCGGAGGCGACGCGCTGGTGGAGCTCGCGCCTGGCGGCCGGCTTCGGGCCGCGGCAGGGCCTCCTCTCGAGCCTGATGCCCGATCAGCTTCTCAACGCCGCCTTCTCGACGGCGTCGACGGCGACGGCGCCGACCGGCGTCGGCGCGATGCCGGACCGGGCGAGCGAGGTCGCGGCGATCGCGAACGCGCACCTCGACCTCCTCGACGGCAACGAGGATCACCGGCGCGACCTGGCGGGGATCATCGCGCGCGAGCTCAACCTGACGATCCCGGCGGACGGCAATAATTGGGGCCTCCTCCAGAAAAACGATCGGACGCCGCCGTTTATTCCCGCCGACATTCTGGTCTGGAAGCCGACCGGCGAACACGTCGACATTCTCACCGACGACGGGCCCATGTGGGGCGTGCACGGGCCGATCTCCGCGGCCTGGGCGTGGATCGGCGCCGGCAGTGAAGGGCAGCAGGAGCAGAGCACGACTGTCCGGATCAGCGGATCGGACGTCGAGTCAAACGAGAACGGCGCCACGTACGCGTATCTCGCGATCGGCGATCCGGGCATGCGGTTCATGCTCAACGGGGCGACGAAGCACGCCGGCGCCGCGCTGCCGACGGTCCACACGTTGATCCACGCGACGTTTCTCGCGCTCTTCGGCTGGTTCGTCGATGAACGGCCGGGCGTCACCGGCACGGCGGCGATGTTTATCAAGGGCCCGGGCAACGCCGCGGCCGCCTTGACGAAACTCACCGGGGCGCAGGTCACGCCGGCCGTCACGGTCGCCGCCGGTGCGCTCACGATGGATACCGCCGCGGCCGCGGTCGGGACGGACCTGTCGCACGCCTTCAGTCTCTTCCGGATGGATGACGGCTCGAGCGATCCGGGGCGGTGGAACGTCGTGCGGATCCTGAGCTACACCGGTAACGGCGTCGCCGGCACGCGCTCGATCGCCTTGCCGCATGCGACGGGCAAGCGGCCGCTCTGGGCGGCGATCGTGCCGAATGGGGCGCTCGGCTATTACAAAGACTTCCATCACACCGGCGGCACGTCGAACCTCCTGAGCGACGGCACGCAAGCGACGACCGGGATCGTGAGCGGCGGACCCGACGAGCTCGTCGTCGGCGTGACGCTCAACGCGACCGGCCAGGTCTATAACGTCTTTGTTGTGATGGGCGGCGAGGAGGCGGGGCCGGATGGGTTCAGTCCGCCCGGCGTCTACGATCCGGTCGATCCGACGACGCCGACCGGCGGACCGTTCGGGCCGGATCCGGAACCGCCGGAGGAGCCGCCGACCGAGGACCCGCCCGGCGGGGGCACCGATCCGGACGATCCGCCGGAAGGGCCCGGCGACTTCGAGGCCTCCTGTCTCGCGGCGTCGACGACCGTGCTCGGCATCGCGCTCGGGCGTATTGGGATCTCGAAGAGCGTCGGGATCGCCGACAACAGCGCCGAGGCGCTCATGGCGCGCCTGGTGTGGAACCATGCCGTCGATACGACGCTCCGCGATTTCCCCTGGCCGTTTGCCACGCGCTACGCGCACCTCACGCTCGTCAGCGGGAGCCTGGCGCTGCCGGTCAATCGCGACTGGACCTACAGCTACCGCCGGCCGATCGATTGCGTCTTTGAGCGGCGGATCGCGGTCGACCGCAGCGGCGCCGTCGATCCGACGCCGCCGCCGTTTGCGCTCTCGAGCGACGCCGGCGCCGCCGTGGCGCCGCTGACGATCAGCGCGATCAGTGTCGCCAATCCGACGGTCGTCACCATCGGGGCGCACGACTTCGTCACCGGCGCCGGCGTCGTGATTGCGGGCTCGAATTCCACACCGTCGATCAATGGGACGTGGATCGTGACGGTGATCGACGCGACGCATGTGTCGATTCCGATCGCGGTGACCGTGGCGGGCACGCTCGGCACGCTGACGCGGCTCGCGCCCGGCGGCGGGCTCATCTACACGAACGAGCCGAACGCGATCCTCGAGTACACGCGGCGGCCGGCCTGTCCCGCGGGCCTCGGCGATGCGCTCTTTCAAGATTCGCTCGCCTGGCGCGTCGCGCTCGACCTGGCGCCGGCGCTCACGCGGATTCCGAACCTCGGCGCGGCGTTGCATGAGCAGTATCAGGCGTCACTCGTCAAGGCGCGCGAGGTCCTCCGGCCGGGCAATCCGGGCGTGCGGACCTCCGTCGATCCCGACGGCCTCGATCTGGGCGCCGGCTGCGCCGCGGCGAACGTCGCCGTCGTCAATCGCGCGCTGATTCGGATTGGCGCGCGGACGATCGCGAACCTCGACACCGAACAGAGTCGCGAGGCGGCCGGCGCGCGTGCGATTTTTCAGGCCGAGCTCGAGGCGTGCTTGCGGGAATTCCCGTGGTCGTTCTGCACGAAGTACGAGCCGGCGCTGACGTGGGTCGCCGGCACGGCGACGACGCCGGCGAATGATGATTGGGCCTACAGCTATCGGTATCCGAATGATTGCGTGTTTGTCCGGCGCATTGTGACGGAGTCGCGCCGCGAGTTTGCGCGCGCGCCCGAACACTTCCGCGTCGGCCAGGACGCCGACGGCAATCTCCTGTTTTGCAATCGCGAAAACCCGACGATCGAATACACCGCGCGGATTCCGTGCGTCGTCGGCCGCGGCGATGCGCTCTTTAACGATGCCTTCGCCTGGCGCCTGGCGGCGTGCCTCGCGCCGTCGCTCGCGCAAGTGGATCCCGCAACGACCGAGCAGCTCGGCCGCGGACCCGCGGAGCAGCCGAAAGAGCGCAAGGTGACCGAGGCGCAGCTCCGCGCGCGCGCGGCACAATCGGCCTGGGCGATGTACTACGGCGTGATCACGAAGGCGCAGCGCGCGGACGCGAACGAGGCGCAGCCGACGACCGACCGGGGCGACGCGGATTGGATCCGCGATCGCGGGTAGGTATGGCGACGCAAGGGCTCATCCAGCGCGCGTTCAGTGGCGGCGAGCTCGCGCCGGCGCTCCATGCGCGCGCCGATACCATCAAGTACGCAACCGGCCTCCGGCGCTGTCGGAATTTTCTGATTAAGCGCGGCGGCGGCGTGACCAATCGGAAGGGCACGCGGTTCGTCGCCGAATGTAAGACGGGGAGTCCGTCGGTCGAGCTGTTCCCCTACTTTTCCGAGCGCGCCGGCGAGTCGATCTTGATCGAGTGCGGCGTCGGGTACTTGCGCTTTTTTCAGAACGGGATCGCGGTCGAGGTCGACACCGTCGCGCCGTGGGACGCGGTCACCGACTACGTGCCGGGCGATGTCGCCTCGGCGGGCGGCGTGAACTATTGGGCGGTGATCGCGTCGACCAATCAAGTGCCGCCGGCCGCGACCTTTTGGGCGCCGCTCCCGGGCGACCTGCTCGAGATTCCGCACGACTTCGGGAGTGACCTGCCGTATTGGAGTCAGAGCGGCCGCGTGATCACGCTCACGCACGAGGATCATCCGCCGATGGAGCTCACGTATCGGGCGCTGGCGCTGTGGTCGCTGACGCCGATCGTGACGACGCCGAGCATCGCGCCGCCGTCGAGTGTGGTGCTGGTCGGCGCGTCGGCGCTGGGCCTCGGCGTGCCGATTGTGGGGAACAGCGTCGCGAACCCGACCGTCGTCGACACGACGCCGGTCGCGCACGGCTACCTCGGCGGCGACTCCGTCATCATTACCGGCGAGACCGGCTCGACGCCGACGATTAACGGCACATGGACGGTGACGCCGATCGACGCGACGCACTTCTCGATTCCGGTCAACGTGACGATCGCGGGCACCGGCGGGACGGCGACGCGCGTGAGTGTCGGCGTGCGGCATGCCGGCTACGTCGTCACGGCGGCGAAGATCGACACCTATGAAGAGTCCATCGCGAGCGGCCAGGTCGTGCTTGTCGGCGGCGTCGAGCCGACGATGGACAATCCGAACGTTATCACCTGGGCGCTGCAGGCGGATGCCGCGGAGTACTACGTCTATAGCGATCCGTACGGGAATGGCGTCTATGGCTACATCGGCACGGCGCTCCTCGGCGAGTTTCACGATCCCGGGCTGACGCCGGATTTTGACACGACGCCGCCGCTCGCCGTAACGCGCTTTGCGGCGACGGACGATTATCCGAAGGTGAGCGGCACGTATCAGCAGCGCCGGTTCTTCGGCTATACGAAGGCGACGCCCGACGGCGTCGACGCCTCGCGGACCGGGTTCCCCTCGAATTTCAGCATCTCGAGTCCGCTTCAGGACGATGACGCGCTCCGCTTTCGCATGGCGGCTAATCAACACAATCCCGTCCGGCATCTCGTCGGCCTGAAGCAGCTCGTGATCCTCACCGATACCGGCGAGTGGTCGCTCGTCGGCATCCTGGCGCCGGGCAATCTGCCGGGCGATCAGCAGCTCTGGTGCGGCAGTGCGGCGGTGAAGCCGGTCGTCGTCGGCAACGCGATCATCTATCTGCAGGCGCGCGGCTCGACCATGCGCGATGTCCAATTTGATCAGCAGGTCGAAGGCCTCGGCGGCCGCGATCTGACGATCTTCTCAAGTCATCTCTTTGACGGCCGCACGATCCGCGCGATGGACTACGCGCAAACGCCCGACTCGATCGTCTGGGCGGTGCGCGATGACGGCGTGCTCCTGGGCCTCACGTATCTCCGCGAGCAGGACGAGTACGGCTGGCATCGGCACGATACACAGGGCTGGTTCTGGGACGTGTGCGTCGTGCCGGAGGCCGCCGGCGACGCGGTCTATGTGATTGTCCGCCGCACGATCGGCGGCAGTACCGTCCGGTACATCGAGCGCCTCGAGGCGCAAGCGATCGAGGTCTTCGATCGCGATGTGTTTTTCGTCGACGCCGGCCTGAGCTATGCCGGGACGCCGGTGACGAATATCGCCGGCCTCGAACACCTCGAGGGCGAAGTCGTCGCGGTCGTCGGCGACGGCGCGGTGATCTTCAACGGCGATCCGGCCGCGCCGCAGGCCGCGGCGTTTACGGTCACCGGCGGCACGCTGCCGGTCGCGCTGCCGGGCGCCTATGCGCACATCCACGCAGGGCCTCCCGATTCGCTTCGCCGAGCTCGAGACCCTCGACCTCGACGTGCAGGGCTCGGACGTGCGCGGCAAGCTGAAGCGCACCGGTGGGCTCAACGTGCTCCTCGATGCGAGCTCGCGCGGCTTCCTGGCGGGCCCGGACCCGGGGCACCTCCTCCCCTACGTGCCGCCGGCCTACGAGCCGGCGAGTGACGCGTTCACCGGCCAGGTCGAGCTCAATCTCACCTCGGCCTTCACGCACTACGGGCGCGTGTTTATTCGCCAGGTTGATCCGCTCCCGCTGACGATCCTCGGCGTGCTGCCACAAGTGGAGCTCGGAGGCTGATGATGAAACTCGCGAACATGAAACTCGATCCGGCCGCGCGGACGCCGACGTCGCAAGCGTATCCGGCGCCGCCGGATCAGCGGCCGATGTATCCGTACGGCCTCGAGCTCTCGCTCGATCAGGATGCGCTCAAGGCGCTCGGCCTCGTCGACGCGCTGCCGGCGGTCGGCGCGAGTCTGAAACTGTCGGCGCTCGTCGATGTGACCTCGGTCAGTGAGAACGAGAGCGCCGACGGCGGGAAGAGCTGCAACGTGCGGCTCCAAATCACCGACCTCGGGCTCGAGGCGAAGGCGGCGAAGAAGAGCGACGCCGAAGTCATCTACGGCAAGGGGAAGGAGTAGCACATGGCCGCGTTTACCACGATGGCGATCATCGCGATTATCGCCGCCTCGTCGTCGACGGCCGTCGGCGTCACCGGCACGGTGAAAGCGGCCGGGCGGCGAAGAAAGCCGGCGCGCTGCAGCGCGAGGCCTCCGAGTCCGAGGGGGAGCTCCAAGATTGGAACGCGCAAGTCGCGGACCTGCAGGCGACCGACGCGATCGCGCGCGGCGCCGAGGAGGAGGCGCGCTTTCGCTCGAGCGTGAAGGTGATGATCGGCGGGCAACGGACCGAGCTCGCCGGATCGAATATCGATGTCGGCTTCGGATCCGCGGTCGACGTGCAGGCCGATGTCGCGTACCTCGGCGAGCTCGACGCGCTCACGATCAAAACGAACGCGGCGCGCGAGGCCTGGGGCCTTCACCGTACAAGGCCAGGACCTCAAAAAGCGCGCGGTGATCACGCGGAAGGAAGGCGTCTATCTCGAGAAGGCCGGCAACGCCGCGAACACGGCGGCGAAGTGGTCCGCGGCGGGCCAGTTGATCGGGACGGGCTCGAACCTGCTCGCCTCGCGGTATGGGTTCTCGGGCGGCGGCACGGGGGCGCGGACGATCAGCGCGAGCCGGAGCTATCAATCGCCGGCGATGGCCGGGCCGGGGCTGGGGTAGATGGCGACTGTCCGCTCCTACGGGCCGCGGAAAGGTCTCAACGGCCGCCTTGCCGGGCGTGCGGCGCCAGGCGAGCGAGACCGCGCTCTCGACGGGCGCCGGCGCCGCGGCCGCGGACGCCGCGAAGTGGCAAACGATCGGCGACGTCGCCGGCGGCCTGGCGCAGCACGCGAGCGCGATCGTCGTCGCCGAGCAGCAGCGCGCCGACGAGGTCGCGGTGATGGAGGCGGAGAACGCGCTCGCGCGCTGGGAGAACACGCGCCTCTATGACAGCCAGCAGGGCGCGTTCCTCGTCAAGGGCAAGGACGCGATGCCCTTGCCCGAGACCGTCGGCGCCGAATACGAAGGCGTTGCGAGCGCGCTCGAGGCCGGCCTGCACACCGATCGGCAGCGCGCCGCGTTTGCGCAGGACGCGCGCGAAGCGCGGGCTCAATCTCGACCTGAACCTCCGCCGGCACGTCGCCGGCGAAATGCAGGAGTACGAGGCCGGGGAGCTCAAGGCCTTCGTCGGCAATGGCGTCGCAAGTGCGGTCGCGAACGCGCGCGATCCGCGGCGCGTCGGCGAGGAGCTCGCCGCGGTCACGGCGAAGATTACGGCGAGCGCGCCGCGCCTGGGCCTCGGGCCGGAGGCGACCGCGGCGGCGGTCGGCGCCGCGCGCACGCAGATTCATGTGGGCGTGATCGGCCGGCTCCTCGATACCGGCGACGATCAGAAAGCCGCGTTCTATTACCACGGCGACAAAGACACGCCGGGCGCGATGGCGCAGATCGACGGGAAGGCGCGCGGCGATATTGAGAAGGCGCTCGAGGCGGGCTGGCTTCGCGGCGAGTCGCAACGCGTGAGCGATGTCATCCTCGCGGCCGGCGGATCGCTCGACGAGCAGCGCGCGAAGGTGCGCGCGATCGAGAATCCGAAACTGCGCGACGCCGTGCAGGATCGCGTCGAGCACGAGGCCGTCGTGGCGGACCGCGTCGCGCGCGAGGCCGAGGAGGCGGACGCGAGCGAGGCGACGAACCTCATCGAAAAGAGCGGCCGGTTCGATGCGATCCCGCCGTCGCTCCTGGCGCGGCTGCCGCTCGGCCTGCGCGGCTCGCTCCGATCGTACGCGCGCGCGAAGGCGGCCGGCGTGCCGGTCGAGACCGACCTGCCGACCTACTACAGCCTAATGACGAAGGCCGGCACGGAGCCGGAGGCCTTCGTCACGGAGAACCTCCTCAAGTATCGCGGGAAGCTCGACGAGCCGGAATTCAAGCAGCTCGCCAGTCTGCAGCTCGCGCTCCGCAACGGCGAGCGCAACAAGGTGGATAAGGATCTCGCCGGCTTCCGGACCAAGAGCGACATTCTCGAGGATTCGCTCGTGCAGTACGGCATCGACCCGAAAGCGAAGGCCGGCACGGCGGACGCGAACGCGATCGCGCAGCTCCGCCGCATGCTCGATCGCCGCGTCGAGGCGGATCAGGCCGGCGGCGTCAAGGTCGACAACGTCACGATCCAGGCACATCTCGACGCGCTCCTCGGGCAAGAGACCACCATCCCGGGCTCGTGGTGGAACATCTGGCCGGGCGGGAAGTCGTTCACCGATACGAAGGGCTCGCTGCTCAAAACGCCCGCCTCGGCGATTCCTGAAGCCGATCGTAAAGTCTACGAGCAGGTCCTCGCGGAGTCGGGGCACGAGGTCACGCCCGCGACGGTGCTCGATCTGCACCTCGAGATCCTCGCCCGCCGCAAGAAAAAATAGATGCCCGGCAACCTCTACGACGAGGCGCTCGAGACCCTCAAGGGCACGCCGCCCGCCGGCGCCGGGCCCGGCCGCCGCGGCGCCGGTGGAGGCGCCGCTCGCGTCTGAAGCGCGCGATACGCTGCGCACGATGGACGACGCCGGGCCAGGCGCCGATCCGCCGCTCCCTCATGCAGAGCGTCGGCACGTCACCGGACGCGGCCGCGGAATATCAGACCCTCGGCAAACAGTACAACGTGCCGGCGAGTGTGGTCGGCCGGCATCTCGACGAGTACCGCAAGCGCGCCGCGGTCGACGCGCAACCCGATCGATCGGATCGCGACGGAAACGCCGCATACCGCGGCCTGGCTCGCCGAGCATCCGGAGCACGCGGCGGTCGCCGGCGACGACCTGGCGAACCTCGGCGCGCTCGAGTGGCTCGTCACGGCGCCGGGCCGCGCGCTGTCGCAAGGCATCAATCAGCTTCGGTTCGCGCAGCTCCGGAGTCAATCGATCCTCCGCGATCTGACGCGCGCCGAGGAGGATCAGCTTCAGGCGTATCAGTATCACGGCAACCTCGGCGGCAACCTGAGCGACGACACCGGCGGCGTCGGCGGCTGGTTCAAGGGCGCGGTGACGGGCGCCATGCGCAATCTCCCCGAACATGGCCGGCGCGTCCCTGCAAGGCCTCTACTATGGCGCAGCCGCGTCGATCGCCGCGCTGCCGGCCGTCGGTGTGGCCGAAGGCGCCGGCGCCGTCGTGCCGGGCATCGGCGTCGTGCCAGGCGCGACGATCCTCACCGCGGCCGGGGCCGCCGGCACGATGTACGGCGCCGCGAAATTCAGCGCGGAGCTCGAGGCGGGGAATGCCTTCGAGGAATTTCTCGCGATGAAAGACGAGCACGGGCAGCCGATGGAGAAGGACGTCGCGCGCGCCGCGGCGCTCGCCGTCGGCGGCCTGAACGGCGCGCTCGAGGTCGTCGGGCTCGAGGTCCTCGCGCAATCGATCCCGGGGATCAAAACCCTGAAGGGCGCGCTCAGTCGGCGCGCGGTGCGCGAAGCGCTGAAGTCGCCGACGATCCGCGCGGCGCTCGGCGCGGCGGTGAAGAGCTACGGCGGCACGCTGGCGAAGGAGGCCGCCGTCGAGGTCACGCAGCGCGCGATCACGATCATGGGCGGCGAGCTCGGGAAGGCCGCCGGGATGGCGGCGCCGGTCTATCGGACGGCCGGCGACGTCTGGGCGGATCTGACGCGCGAGTTTCTCGGCTCGGTTCAATCGTTCGGGCTGACGGTCCTGCCGGGCCCGCTGATCCAGATCGCGCAGCAGGCGCGCCAGGTGCAGGCCGCGCGGAATAACGAGGCCTTTTTTTACCGCGCTCGGGAAGGCGCGACGAATTCCAAAACGCTCGCGCGCGCGCCCGAGGCCGTCCGCGATCTGATTACGCGCGCGACGAAGGACGGGCCGATTCAGAACGTGTTCATTCCGAGCGACACGTTTCAGACGTACTGGCAGAGCAAGGGCCAGGATCCGGCCGTCATCGCGCAACGCCTGGGGATCGCGCGCGATGCGTACGAGCAGGCCGTCACGCTCCGGCAGGACCTCGCCGTGCCGACGGCGACCTATGCGACGACGCTCGCCGCGACCGAGCATCATTCATTTTTCGCGCGCGAGCTCCGGCTGCATCCGCACGATATGAACGCGCGCGAGGCCGACGCCTTTGAGGCGACCCTCGCGGCGCAGCCGCCGGCGGCGCCGCTGGCGCCCGGGCCCGCCGCGGAGGTGCATGCGCAGCTCGTGGCGGCGGCCGTGCGCGACCTCGGGCTCACGCCGGCCGTCGCCGAGAAGTACGCGACCCTCCACGAGGCCGCCTTCGGCACGCTCGGCGCGCGTGCGCTCGAGGATCCCGTCGCGACGTTTAAGTGCGACGGGCCTGCAGCTCGAGCGGCCCGGCGTGACGCCGGTGCAGGCGCCGGCGCTCGCGGCCGAGCCGATCGCCGAGGCCGAGGTGACCGTGCCGGCGGAGACCCTCGGCCCGTACACTGGGACGGCAACCTTCTGGGGCTATGAGCCGGGCCCGACCGGCGAGCCCATCGCGAAGTACACGGTCCAGACCGAGAGCGGGCCGACGCAGCTCGCCGGGCCGGACCTCGAGGCGCGCGGCTTCGCGCTGCCGGCGACGCCGGCGTTCTCAGGGATTCAGGTCACCGGCGGACGAATTGCGCCGGCGGGCGATCGCGGCGCAGACTAAGGCGAGGGAGCAGACCGATGCTGACACCGGAACAGATCGCGCAGGCCCGGGAGCTGGTGAAGAGCGGCGTATTGCCGTCCGTCGCGTTGAGACAAGTACTCCGGTCAGCCGTCGGACGACCGTCCAATCCGGACCGAACGCCGGACGCGTCCGGTTTGTCGCCGAGTCCGCCGCCGAGCGCGACGCCCGACGCGCCGAACACTACGCCGACGTCTTCGACGCCGTCCTCGCCGCCGCTCGCGAGCACGATCCCGCCGTCGATCCCGTAGCGCTGCAAGCCGAGGTGGATCAGCGCGTCGCGCTCGCCGAGAGTCTCGACGAGGACTACCGCGAGAGCGGTCACAATCCGCGGACGCTCCTCGAGGCGATCGCCGCCGCCGGCGGCCTGAGCCTCTCTGCGGAAGAGGGTACGGCGCACCGCACGGCCGGCATGAGCGGCGAGCTCCGCTGGATCCGCGAGGGGCAGCTCGGGCCGTTCGGCAGCTACGCCGGCGTCCGTGGCGTCTTCCAAAACGTGATACACGCGGCGGCTCGGGCCTGGCGCGGACCGGCCTCGGGCTCGACGATATGCTGCAGGCGCTCCGCCAGGATGCGCGCTTCGCGTATCTCGAGGACGTCAACGATCTGCTCGCCGCGCTCGAGGACGTCGCGCGGCTGACCGAGGACCTCGACGCGAAGGGCGCGGTCACGTTCCCGGGCACCGCGGAGCTCGCGAGCCTCGCCGGCGTCAATCAGGCGCGGATCTGGTGGCGGGCGCCGACGGACACGGAGCTCGGGCAAGGGCTGTTCGATGACACGCCGCCGACGCTGAAGCTGCACGTCGGCTCCCGCCTCTCGATCAAGGGCAAGGTCTGGGTCGTCGCACCGCAGGGGGAGAAGGGCTCCGCGGTGCGGAATGGGACGGTGCACCTCGTCGCGCCGGAGCGCGTCGGGCAAGAGCCGCTCGGCGGCGAGCTCCTCTCGATGACGGTGAAGGAGCTCGCGCGCCTCTACGGCGCCGGCACGCTGGCGGCGGTCGATACGCTCGACACCGGTGAGCAGCAGCCGCGGCTCCCGGGCGACACCGGCGCGGCGCGCGACGCGGAAGTCGCGACGCCCGCATTCGAGGCGCCCTTCGCGCTGACGTCCGAAGCGTCGACGCGGAAGGGCAAACAGACCTCGCTCTTTCAATCCGCCTATCACGGCTCGCCGCATGAGTTCGAGAAGTTCTCGCTGCATGCGATCGGCACGGGCGAAGGCGCGCAGGCGTACGGGTGGGGCCTCTATTTCGCGTCGCGCCGGGAAACAGCCGAGTACTACCGCGATACGGTCTCGCGGCACGGCTCTCCGGGCTGCCGTTCACGACCGCAACCTATCAAGGCGTCGATTACCAGTCGGGCTTCTCGCGCGGCAACCTCCTCTATAACATCGCGACGCACGGCGTCCGGCAGACCGAGCTCGATCTCGAGCGGAGTATCCGGTTTAATGAAAGCTACGCGCCGACGATGGCGGCGCTCTACAAGATCGATCTCGAGTTTGTGCGGCGCGTCGATCCCGCCGACATTACGGTCAACGGGAAGGGCCGCGTCTACACGGTCGAGATTCCCGAGGACGAAGATTTCCTCGCCTGGGATAAGCCGGCCTCGCAACAGAGCCCGAAGGTGCAGGCGGCGCTTCGCGCGCTCGGCGTGACGTGGGCCGAGGCGACGTATCCAACGCTCGAGGAGGCGACGGGCGAGCTCGAGCGACGGATCAAGCACAACGCCTCTGTCGCGCAGGGGTGGGGCACGATCGGTACGGATATGGGCGACCTGCTCGCTGAAGGCCTGGCGCTGGCGCGCGCCGGCAACGAGGGCGCTTTTCGCGCGTGGTACGACGTCCAGAAGAATCAAATGGGGCACACCGACCTCGATCCGAGGGGGAGCGCGATCTATACGGCGCTCTCCTACGGGCACTCGCGCGAGGTCACGATTCAGTCGTCGGTCGGACCGTATAGCGGGATGCAACCGAGCGCGCAGGCGGCCAGTGAGGCGCTCGCCGCGCTCGGCGTGGCCGGCATCCGGTATCTCGACGGGAACAGCCGTACCGCCGGCGAGGGCTCGAGCAATTACGTCGTCTTCGATGATCGCCTCGTCGACATTACCGAATTTTTCCAATCCTCCCGCCCGACGAATCTCGAGCAGCTCGAGGCCGACGGCTACGATCTGACGCGCCAGTACTATCACCAGACGGCCGCGGCCGCCGTCGAAGCGATTACAACCGAAGGCTTCGATCTGACGAAGGCGCGCGCGCGGCTCTCGGACGAACAAGTGCCGGACGGCGTGTTTCTCAAGCCCGATCAGAAGAACATCGGCGTCGGCGCGACCGGCCTGCCAGGTGACGAGGTCGCGCAAGTGCCGGTGTTTCTCCGCATAGGGAAAACGTGGAAGTTTGCCGATCGCGCGGCGCTCGAGCGCAACCTCAGCCAGGATCCCGAATACGCCGAGCTCGTCGCCGAGGCGCGCGCCTATGACAAGGCGCAATCGGTCGAGTTCGATCGGATCTGGAATGAGATGCGCGAGCTCGACAAAACCGACGGCGGCCGCGAGCATAAGGCGCACAAGCTCGAGGTGGGCCTCGACGCGTTCATGGATGAATGGAAAGAGGGCAACGTCGAGCGCGCGACGGTTGCCCCGCGCGCGCGCGACGGCGCTCCTGAAAGCGGAAGGCGTCGAAACAGTCATTCTCGAGAAGGATCAAGGCGGCTTTAATCGGGTGACGCAGACCATCATCGCGATCGGGCAGAATCAGATCGCGCTCGCGAACCCGGGGCAGGAGCGCGTCCTGTTTCAGCCGGCGGTCGTCGCGCCGCCGTTCTATTCCCGCCTCACGCGCACGGTGACCGAGTCGACGCTCGCGAAGGCCTCCGGTGCGCAGTGGCAGGCGACGATCAAGAACGCGAAGATCGGCACGAACAAAGACGAGTTCGCGTACGCGAAGCTCGAGGACCTCGAGCCCGGCACGGTCTATACGAAGGCGGACGTGCTCGCGTACCTGGCGGCGAACACGCTCGAGGTGACGCCGGTCATCCTCGAGGGGGAAGGCAACGGCTTCGAGGCGGAGGTCGACGACGACGCGGTCGAACAGGAGGCGGAGTACCTGCGCGAGGCGTTCATCAACGACAAGATGGACGACTACGAAGACGACGGCGACGACGGCGTCGGCCAGGCGGAGGCGCGCTATAACGAGGACGAAGAACAATGGGAGGCCTTCGTCGGTGACGAGGACGTCGGCGGCTACTACACGAGCGAGCGGCGGGCGCAGCAGGCGGCCGACGAGCGGGCGGACGAGCTCCGCGACGCCGGGCGCGACGCGCGGGAGCGCGCCCATCGCGAATGGCTCGAGGGGAAATACGACGTCGATTACTTCCGCGACGAGGCGCGCGAGCGGCTCGAGGAGCAGGCGCGCGAGGACAATCCGGAGGTCGACAACCCGAACGCGACGCACTACGGCGAGTATGTCGAGCCGGGCGTCGCGCAGGATTATAAGGAGGTGTTTCTCACCGTCGGCGACGTCGTGGCGAAAACCCCATACCCCGGCGATGCCTACGTGATTACGGAAGTGCCGGACGGCGACGCGGTTGCGTATGACGTCACGCAGGCCCGCGACAATTTCCATCGGCGCGTCGAGACTCTGGCGGAGGCGAACCGCCTCGTCGCCGCGGCGAAGCGTTCGATCGCGAACATGGTCGAGGTGCGCGGACCTGGCACGACGGGCACGACCCGTACGACGGCATCCGCAATCCGATCGTGCGGATCCGGTTCAACTCCCGCCTCACCGCGGACGGCCGGCGCATGCTGTTCCTCGAGGAGGTCCAGACGCCGCAGCCGCAAGAGTTCGCGAAGATGCCGGCGCTCCTGCAGAAAAACTGGCGGCCGATCGCGTTCAAGTGGGCGCTCCGCTACGCCGTCGATAACGGCTTCGCGGTGCTCGGCTGGACCACCGGCGCGCAACAGGCCGCGCGGTATTCCCTCGAGAAGGAAGTGAAGGGGATCGAATGGGGCGAGCCGACCTCGAGCCCGTCCCAGAAGGCCGCCGCGCGCGCGTACGTCAATATCACGATGATCCGCGGCACAGCGATCGGGGTTTTATGTCGGCGCCGATGGCCGGATCCTCGAGGGCGATGCCTCCGCGCAGGCGGAAGCCTGGGCCGGCGCGCCGCTCGAAAACGTGATCGGGGAAAACGCTCGCGGAGAAGATTCTCGCCGAGCCCGACGGCACGATCGCCGGGGAAGGCCTGAAGATCGGCGGCGAAGGCCTCGCGCGCCTCTACGATGTCGATTTCAAAAACGTCGTGAACGCGATCGGGAAAAAGTACGGCGCGAAGGTCGAGGGTGTGGCGATGGATATGCCGCACGCGGGCCGGTCCGTCGCCGAGCTGGACGCGGATATGAAGGAAACGCGCGAGTACGGCTTCGAGGCGGTGCAGGATCCCGACGAGCGCGAGCGGTATATACAGAGTCGCATTGCTGAGTTGCAGCGTCAGCGCGACATCGCGCAGGCGCTCGAGGCCGCCGGCGGTCTCGAGCAGCCGGCCGTCACGATCACGCCGGAGCTCGCGACGGCCGTCAGCGGCGGGCAAGCGCTCTTCCAAGCCGCGCGCGACGATCGTCGCGGCAGCCTCCGGTTCGGGCCCGATCGGCAATTCACGCTCTCGCTGTTCGCGAAGGCGGACCTCTCGACGTTCCTGCACGAAAGCGGGCATTTCTTCCTCGAGGTGTTCGGCGACACCGTCGACCGCCTGCGCGCGCTCGATCCGGCGACGCTCGTCGACACGCAACGCCGGCTGATCAGCGACTACGACGGCCTCCTGGCGCACCTGGGCGTCGCCTCCCGGGGCGAGCTCGGGACGGCGCAGCATGAAACATTTGCGCGGACGTTCGAGGCGTACCTGATGACGGGCCAGGCGCCGAGCCTGGCGCTCCGGTCGACGTTTGCGACGTTCCGCTCGTGGCTCGTCGGGATTTACAAGTCGCTCCGCGGGCTCAACGTCGAGCTGAGTCCGGCGATCACCGGCGTGCTCGATCGGCTGCTCGCGACCGATCAGGCGATCGCGGAGGCCGAGGCGGAAGGCGCCTATACGCCGCTGTTCACCGACGCGCGGTCGGCCGGCATGAGTGACGCGCAATTTGCGCTCTACCGCGAGACCGTCGCGCAGGCCTCGACGAGGGCGCAAGAGATTCTCCAGACGAAGCTCCTCGCCGAAGTCGAGCGCGTGAAGACGGCGCGCTGGCATGAGGAGCGCGAGGCGATCCGGACGACGGTCGAGGCCGAGCTCCATCGGTCGCCGGTGTATGTCGCGCTGAGTGCGATCCGATCGGGCACGGCGCCGAATGGCACGTCTTTAACCGAGGGCGATCCCGAGCCGATGCCGCTGTCGCGCCAGGCGATCGTCGACGAGTTCGGCGCCGGCCGGCTGAAAACGCTCCCGCGGCCGTATGTCTACCGGAGCGCCGGCGGGCTCACGCCGAGCCAGGCCGCCGAGCTCTTCGGGTTCTCGAGCGGCGACGCGCTGCTCACGGCGATCGCCGCGGCGCCGCCGCTCGCGACCGCAATTAAAGACGAGACCGATCGCCGGATGACGGCCGCTCATCCGTCGATGCTGCTCGATGGCACGCTGCACGAGAAGGCGCTCGCCGCGCTGGCGAACGACTCCCGCGGCGCCGTCATCCGCGCCGAAATGAAGGCGCTCGCCGAGCTCCGCCGGACGGTCGCGCCGCACGAGGCGCTCGTGCAGCAGCGGGCCGATCAGGCGCACGCGTACGAGACCCGCTGGCTGGATGCCGAGCGCAAGCTGACGCAGGCGATCGCCGCCGGCAAGCACGCGAGCGAGATTGACGCGCTCGAGGACGAAGTCGCGAACCTGAAACGGAAGGCGCGCGGCGGGCCCGCGGTGATTGCCGGCGCGATTCCGCCGGTGAGTCTGATCGAGGCTGCGGCGGTCGACCGGATCGCCGGCCTGCGGATCGCCGACATCAAGCCGGCGCTGTATTGGTCCGCGGCGCGCCGCGCGAGTCAGAGCGCGATTGACAATGCCGCGCGCCAAGATTTCGATGCCGCGATCACGGCGCAGCAGCAGCAGCTCCTCAACCTCGCGCTCTATCGGCACGCGACCGATGCGCTCGCGGACGTCGAGCAGCGCGTCGCCGCGGCGAAGGCGCTCGGCACGCCGGCCGCGCGCAAGCGCCTCGGCCTGCGCGACGCCGCGGACCTGGCGCAAGTCGACGGCGTGCTCGATCGCTATCAGTTTACGGAGGTGAGCGGGAAGGCGCTCGCGCGGCGGATCTCGCTCCGCGCCTGGGCGGACGCGAAGGCGAAGGCCGGGTTTGCGATCGATCTGCCCGACGAGGTGCTCGACGACGCGCGCCGCGTGCATTACAAAGAGCTCACGTATGACGAGCTCGTCGGCGTCACCGACGGCCTGGCGCAGATCGTCCATGTGTCGCGGCAAAAGAACACGCTCGCCAAGATGCAGGACCTCGCCGACTTCACCGCGGCGCGCGATCGCCTGCTCGCGTCGATCCTCGCGCACACGAAAGCAACGAAGGCGCCGCTCGAGTTCCGGGGCGTCGACCTGGCGCGGCAAAAGGTCGCGATGGGGTTCGCGGCGCACCGCAAGATCGCGCTCCTCGCGCGCGCGATGGACGGCCACGAGGACGGCGGGCCGATGTGGGCGCTCGTCAATGTGTTGAACAATGCCGCGAACGCGCAGCAGGAGCGGAACAAGGTCGAGGGCAAGGCCTATTTCGCGATCCTCGAGCGCTACTATCCGGGCCGGCAGCTCGGGCTCCTGAAGCAGAAGGTCTACATTCCCGGGATTGATGGCAGCCTCTCGCTCGAGGGGCGCCTGGCCGTCGCCTTGAACTACGGATCGCAGCAGGGGCGCGATCGGCTGACGAACGATCCGACGCGCAAGTGGTCCGCGGCCGGCGTGCGCGCGGTGCTCGAGACCCTCACCAAGCGCGATTGGGATTTCGTGCAAGCGACCTGGGATTTTAACGATCGCTTCTGGCCGGAGATTGCGGCGAAGCAGGAGCGCGTCGTCGGCGTCGCACCGGACCGCGTGATCCCGCTCGAGGTCGATACCAAGTTTGGCCCGTACCGCGGCGGCTACTATCACCTCGCCTATGACCCGGATCTGAATCCGGGCGCCGCCGGCCACGAGACCATCGCGGCCGCGACGCTGAACATGGCGGCCGGGTACGTGCGGGCGACGACGCGGCGCGGCCATACGAAGGCGCGCGTCGATGGCGTCCAGCTCTCGGTCAAGCTGAACCTGAGCGTCGAGTTTGCGCACATCGCGGAAGTCATTCACGACCTGACTCATCACGAGGCGCTCCGCGACGTGACGCGCCTCCTGCGCGATCCGAAGATTGCGCGCGCGATCTACGAGACCCGCGGGCCGGCGGTGTATCGGCAATTCACGACCGCGCTCGAGGACATCGCACGCGGGACGAACGTCACGCAGAATTTTATCGACAAGGCGGCAACGTGGATGCGCACCGGCACGCAGGTCGCGGCGCTCGGCTGGTCGTTCTGGACGACGTTTGCAGCAGCCGCTCGGGCTGTTCAACGGCATGAGCCGCGTCGGCGGGAAGGATGGCGTCGCGGTCGGCGTGAAGTATGTGACCCGCGGCCTCGGGCGCTGGCTCAAAGACGCCGCGACGATGCAGCATACCGTCGCGTGGATTACCGAGAAGTCGCTCCTGATGAAGCATCGCACCGACACCGGCACGCAGGACCTCGCCGATCTCCGAACCGCGCTCAAGCGGCCGGGCGGCTGGTTCGATACGCTCGTGCGCACGGTGAGCCGCGACACCCTCACGCAGCAGGCGATCCTCGATAGTTACCTCTGGATGATCGGCCTCGGGCAGCGCGTCGCGGACGTGCCGACCTGGCTCGGCGCCTACGAAAAGGCGATGGATCAGGACGCCGAGGGGCGCGAGCTCGAGGCGCACGAGGCGCGCGCCGTCGCGCTCGCCGATCAGGCGGTGCTCGACAGCCAGGGCGGCGGGCAGATCAAGGACCTCGCCGCGGTGCAGCGCGGCGGGGGCGCCGCGAAGGCCTGGCTCGCGTTCTACAGCTACGGCAATACGGTGCTCAACGCGACCGCGGACGTCGCCGGGCAGACCAATTTCAAATCGCCGGCGGCCGTCGCGACGTTCCTCGGGCATCTCTCGCTCCTCTATCTCTTGCCGGCGCTCGGCACGGTGACGCTCGGTCGGCTCCTCGGCCGGCGCGGCGGCGCCGATGACGATCCGGAGGCGTTCCTCGTCGACGTCGGCCAGGAAGTCCTCTCGAGCGCGATGAATGGCGTCGTGCTCCTGCGCGAGCTCACGCAGCTCGTCGGCGATGGGACGCGCGGCTACGCCGGGCCGTCGGGCGCGCGGTTCATTCAGACGCTCTATCAGCTCGCCGCGCAAGTGAAGCAGGGCGAGGCTGACGAGGGGCTCTGGAAAGCGGCGAACGCCGCCGGCGGCATCCTCTTCCGGTATCCCTCGGCGCAAGTGCAGCGGACGATCGACGGCTGGATCGCGCTGGATGAAGGCCGCACGACGAATCCCGGCGTGCTTCTCGTCGGGCCGGCGCCGGCGCGGCAGGCGAACTAATGCCACGCGACAAACGCCAAAAGCCCGGCCTCCGGTTTCCGCTCCATTACGCGGACGGCTCGAAGGTGATCCTGCCGGGCGGCGGGAGCGGCGGCGGGGTCGGGCCCGCGGGCCCGCCTGGGCCGGCTGGGCCGATCGGACCCTCGGGCGGGCCGGCCGGGCCGGCCGGACCGACGGGCGCGACCGGGGCGACGGGCGCGACGGGGTCCGCGGGGGGCGCCTGGCGCGACCGGCGCGGCGGGTCCGACCGGCGCCACGGGGCCGACCGGCGCCACGGGTGCGACGGGCGCCGCCGGCGCGGCGGGGGCGCCTGGCGCAACCGGCGCTACGGGCGCGGCCGGCGCGGACGGCCTGAGCCCGTTTGTGCCGTGGAGCACGATCACGGCGCCAGTCGATGCCGATTTCGCCTGGGTGAATCAGGGCAGCGCGGTCGTCGATACGACCTTCGGCGGGATCCATTTGAGCTGTCCGCGGAGGCGAGCGGCGGCTTTCACATCCGGAAAAAGGCGGCGCCGGCGACGCCGTACACGATCACGGCGGGCTTTATTCCCGATCCGCTCATCTCGAATTTTCATACGGTCGGGCTCTGTTTTCGGGACGCCGGCGGGAAGCTCGGCACGTTTAGCCTGCAAGGGTATGACGGCGCGATTCCTGGCCTGAACATCGGCGCGCACAAGTACAACTCGCCGACGAGCTACAGCGGGACGTACCTGAGCCGCGGGTACAGTCCGGGGGCCCTGCTCTGGCTCCGGATTGCGGACAACGGCACGAATCGGATCTGCTCAGTCTCGGGCGACGGCGTGCACTGGCGCGTGTTCCACACGATCGGCCGGACGGATTTCCTCACGGCGACCGAAGTCGGGTTTTTTCTCGACGTGACGGATTCCGGCGTCCTGCACGGCACGGGCATTACGCTGGTGTCGTGGCTGCAAGCGTAAATCGCGTAAAAAAGGAGTGTGTCTTATGCTGATGCCCTTACTGCTCGCGCTCTCGCAAGTCGGCGTGATCGTGTTAGTGCTCGTCCTGTTCCTGCTCTTCGGCGGCGGCGGCTACTACGCCGGCGGCGAGCGCGGGCCCTACTATGCCGGCGGCGGCGTGGGTCTCGTGCTGATCATCCTCCTCGTGCTCTACCTTCTCGGGGGGTTCTGAAAGGACAGTCAATGGATACCTCAACCTTAAGCGGCGGCGTACTGATCGCGGCGATCGCGACGGCGCAGATTCTCCTCCTCGCCGCGATGCAATCCTGGGCGGCCGCGCGCAAGGATAAGCGCGACGCGGAACGGAAGAGCCTCGAGAAGCAGGAGGATTACGCGCGCCAGGACGTCGTCGCCGAGCGGGTGACGACGGCCGCGAAGCAAGCCGCTGAAGCCGCGCGCCTGCTGGTGACAGCGAACGAGGAGGCGAAGCTGCGCACCGACGAGGTCGCGCGCCTGGCGGCGACCTCGCAACGGAAGACCGTCGAGGCGCTCGCGAAGATCGATGAACAAACGCAAAAGATTCACACGCTCGTTAATTCCGACATGACGGCGGCGCGCACGAACGAGCGCGATACGCTGGTCCGGCTGCTCGCGGCGCTCCGGAAGGTCGACGGCGGCACGCCGGGCGAGCTCGAGGAGCTCGTGAAAGTGGAGAAGCGGATCGAGGAGCTCGGGATCATCCTCGCGGATCGCCTGGCGGCGCAGAACGTCGTCGACGCGCAGGCGAAGAGCGCGCGGATCGTGTGATGGAAAAATAAAGTAGGCTCGAAGGGCATGGCAGCGGATCAGATCTGTCGCCGCGGCGGCTTGAGCGCGCTCCTTCTCGCGCTCCTCGCCGCGGCGTGTGTCTCGAGGCCCTTGCCGCCGCCGGTGATCCTGCCGCCGCCGGTGCAGGTCGGCGATGCCGTCTTCGATTACGTCACCGTCCACTCGCCGCGCGACGAGGAATGGCCGCGCAAGGCGCACGACGCGATGGATATTCGCGACGGCTTCGAGAATAACGGGAAGCCGTTTCCGGGCGTGCAAGGCGGCGTACTGATCGCGGCGATCGCGACGGCGCAGATTCTCCTCCTCGCCGCGATGCAATCCTGGGCGGCCGCGCGCAAGGATAAGCGCGACGCGGAACGGAAGAGCCTCGAGAAGCAGGCGCCTGGCGGCGCAGAACGTCGTCGACGCGCAGGCGAAGAGCGCGCGGATCGTGTGATGGAAAAATAATCTTTAGATCTAGCAGGTCGGATCAGGCGTGCCCTGTAGGCTCGAAGGGCATGGCAGCGGATCAGATCTGTCGCCGCGGCGGCTTGAGCGCGCTCCTTCTCGCGCTCCTCGCCGCGGCGTGTGTCTCGAGGCCCTTGCCGCCGCCGGTGATCCTGCCGCCGCCGGTGCAGGTCGGCGCCGTCGGGATCACCGTCACGCCGGCGATCGCCGACGTCACGGTGCACGTCGGGCCGACGAGCTGCCTCACGAACGGCGACGGGAAAGCCTATTGCGTGCCGGTGCCCGTCGGCACGTATGTCCTCACCTTCTCCGGCATTGACCTCGAGCGCTACGCGGTCGCCGCCGAGGCGGCCGTCATGGCGACGGTCACCGCCGGCCAGAATACCGAGGTTGTCGCCGCGTACCGCCGGCTGCAGACCGCGGCGGTGTTCGCCGGCCGGATCCGGCGCGCCGGCCGCCTGTTTCAGACGGAATTCGGCGTGCCGTGGTCGTGGAATTTCGCGACCGAATTCCTCCTGCTTAACGATTACCTCGACGGCGGACCGCGGGCGATCGACGCGGTGCTCGACGACATCATCGCGGCCAGGCAGAACGGCGTCCGCATTATCGGGATGGCGCATTGGATCCCGATCAACGAGCGGGGCTCGCCGGAATTCCGCCCGAGCACGTACGGCGATCGCTACTTCACCGGCCTGAGCGCGCTCGCCGATTACCTGCAGAGTCGCGGCCTGTACTTTGAGTTTACGGCCCTGGCGGATACGCCGTACACGATGCCCGAGCCGCGCGATCAGCGCGCGTTCATTGAGCGCGTCGCCGGCATCCTCTCGAGCAAGCCGAACGCCTTCCTCGAACACTGTAACGAGCCGTACGACACCGATAACCGCTGCGGTGAGGTGATCGCGCTGGGGCGCGCGCCGGGCTCGGTGCTGCAGGCGAGCGGCAGCGACGGCGTGCGCGAGCTCAGTGATCGCTACGTGCTCGATGCCGTCTTCGATTACGTCACCGTCCACTCGCCGCGCGACGAGGAATGGCCGCGCAAGGCGCACGACGCGATGGATATTCGCGACGGCTTCGAGAATAACGGGAAGCCGTTTCCTGGCGTGCAAGTGCCGCTCGTGCTCGACGAACCGATCGGCGCCGCGGACGTGGCGAACCCGGGCAAGCGCGCGAGCGATCCGAACCTCTTCCGGCAATACGGCGCCGCCTCGGTCCTGTTCGGATCGGGCGCGACGTTTCACAGTAACGACGGCGTCGCGACGCGGCCGTTCTCCGCCACGCAGAAGGCGGCACAGGTCGCCTTTAGCGTCGGCGTCAATGCGATTCCGGCCTCGGTCTCGACCTGGCGCTACAACCGCGGCGGCCTGAGCGGCATGCCGATCGCTCACAGTGACGAGCTCGCGCTCCGGACCTTCGCGAAAATGCAGGGCCCGGTCGCGTATGTCGTGGTGATCGGCCGTCAGCCGGGCTGGCGCCTCATTCTCGAAAACGGCTATTCCTGCGCGCCGCTCGTACCCGAGGGCGACGTGCTCATCTGCGAGCGCGCGGCGTAAACCGTCAACCTTTGGGAGCGTGACTTACCGTATGGCGAAATTCAAGTTTGACCTCACGAAAATTTTCCAGCTCTTGCCGATCATTATGGCCGGCGTCGACGAGGCCGAAACCCTCTTCGTAAAGCATCCGGGCGAAACGCCGGCGGAGAAGGCCGCGCGCAACGCGCAGCAGAAGAGCCATGTGATGAACCTCGTGGCGCTCACGGTGGCCGGCACGAACACCGCCGCCGGCAAAGTGCTGTTGGATCCGGTGATGTCGGCGATCGCGGCCGACAACCTGATCGATGGCGTCGTCGCCGCGGCGAAAGTGCGGCCGCCGAAACCCGTGGCGGAGGTGCTGCCGTCCGCGGCGCTGGGACAATTATCGGCGCCGCCGCGGAAGGCCTGAGTCCCGTCATGCTTAAGCGATCCCCGGCTCGGCCTCGACCTCGACCTCGAGCTCGTCACCGGCTCCACGAGCGGCGTCAGAGTGCCAAACTGGCGCGCCTCGTGGAGTCGCTGACGGGCGTCCTCGCCTCACTCGCTCATCTCACAAAACGTGTTCGGCGCCTCGAGCGCCAGGGAGTTCAAATGGACGCACGCATTACCAAAGTCGTCGCGGAAATGAACGAAGAGACCAACGCCATTTCGGCCCGGATCGACAAGCTGATCGCAAGCGGCTCGTTGAGTGACGCGGATCTCGCGGAGCTGCAAGCTGTCAGCGATCGCCTGAAGACGCTCGGCGCGGATCCCGCGGATCCGATTCCGGCATAGGTTCAGGCGGGGCGCCGCGCGTGCGTCTGGGGATCGCTGGTGGTTTATTTGCCCCTCCTGGCGATGGTTGCGCGCGCGGTGCTCCGCTTGGTTGGTATGAGTGAAATCGAAGCACACCTCGAGGCGCAACTCAACGAGGCCGAGGCCGCGCTCAGGCGGGCTCGCGCGACGCTCGCGGCGATTGCGCTCACGGCGCGGAAGGCGCTCGCGGTGACGCCGAACCGGCTGCCGGCGGAACTCCTCGAGGAGATTGCCGATAAGGCCGCCGCGGAGCTCGAGGCCGCCGGCTAGTGCCGCTCACCTTCACGACCGTCACGCGCGACGAATGGCTCGAGGCCCTTCGTGCGCACCTCGCGGCGTGCGACCCGCAGACCTCCCGTATTGATATTTGGGTCGCCACGCGCGAGGACCCGAGCGATCCCTCCGTGGCGGCCGCTGATGCCCAAGCCGGCATGACGATCACCATTACCCTGAACGGCGGCGCCGGCGCTGCGCAGTACGCGAGTCTCAGCCAGGCGATCCGGAAGTACGGCGTGCATGAGCAGGATTGCCAGGCGTTCTCTCTGGTGACGGACGTCGCGCCGGCGACGTACACGCGCTATACCGCGGAAGAGTGCACCTGTGGGTTTGCCGCGGTGCTGGATGGGCTCGGGCTCGAACCTATGACGACCTGGCAGTGTCGCGCGTGCGGGAGCGTGCAATCGCTGACGCTGTCGTACTGTCACCGCTGCGGCGCCGGTGCGCAGCTCGAGGAGTCATGAGCCGGATCGGCACGCCGGCGCGGCCGCTGATCCGGCGCGTGAGTATGGAAGTACTCGAGCGGCACGTCTACCGTGAGGTGGTCTGGTGGCCGGGCGATCGCTTCACCGTCGGGCTCGAGGAGGTTGAGACCCTCGAGCGCGAGGGCTGGGCGCGCCGGCGGATCGTCCGCCGGCCGCTGAAGCGGCCGAAGGCGGCCAAGCCGGATCCGCCGGCGGATCTGCAGGACACGAACGCGCAGTATCGGGGCTGGTTCAAATGACGACGATCCCAGACTGCCCGATCCCAGACTGCCCGGGCTGTGACACCGTCCGATCGCTGGCGCCGATCCTCGAGGCGCCGGGCTGGTTCGAGTGTTCCTGCTGCTGCTGGCGCGTGCGCGTCGCCGGCGGGATGATTGTCGAGACCCGGCCGCGCTAGGTTCGGCGGCCAACTTTGCGGCCAACTTTGGTACTTGTTACCCGCTATTTATGAGCATCAACCGTCATAAAATGATCCGCCCGATTGTGGTGCATCTTTCCTGATTTCTTAACAAATCCCTCAATATTTTCGCGGTTTGTGGTGGTGCGCCCGCCGCGACTTGAACGCGGGACCCTCGGCTTAGAAGGCCGACGCCACAGCACGCAATCTGCTGAGTTTAATCGACTTACGGCGCCGGCCAACTTTGGCGGCCAACTTTCCGCCGGATTCCTGTACTCGCGGCGTCGGCGCGGCCTTGAGCTGCGCCTGGCGGAGTTTCGTCAGCGCCTTGTCGAACGCGGCGACGGCCGCGGCGTCGACCTCTTGGTTCGCGGCGTCGGTGTAGCGGGCCGTGCACTTCGATCCCTTCGCATGGACGCCGAGCCGGCCGACGGTCGCGAGGTCGTGCGTGACGCGGTAGATCTGGGATAGGAAGGTGTGCCGCGCGTCGTACATATGGACGCGCTTTGGATCGAGGCCGGCGCGCTTGCATCCGCGTTTGAAGCAGCGATTGAGCGCGCCGGTATTGAAGGGGCCGTACGCATTGGCCGCGTGGAACGCCTTGAAGGCCGCCAGGCCGTCGGGCGTCAACTCGAGGGTCCGGGCCTTGGCGCCCTTCCCTTTGGTCCTCGCCTCGACTCTGACGCTGCCCTTGCCGGTAAGGATGAGGTCGTGCGGCAGGATCTTTTTGAGGAGCGCTTGCGGGATGCCGGCGTACGCGATGACGCGCGCGCGGATCTTCGAGAGGCTCGTCTGTTTCGGGAGGCCTTTCTTCGTGCCCTTGCGGACGTCCGGCATCGCGGCGATCGCGCGCTCGAGCGCGGCATAGCCGATGTCGCGGGGCTCGGCCTCGGGCGGCTCGGGATTATAGGCGCCCTTCGTCGGGCTGACCTTCGTCGGATACATCAACGAGTAGAACGCGCGGAGCGCGGTGAACCGATGCCGCACGGTTTGAGGCTTGAGCGTTTCGTGAAGGCCTTGCAGGATGATGTCGATCTCCGCGGTGGTGACGGACATCGGCGGCCGGTTCGCGCCGAGCTCGTGCGCCCATGCCTCGAGGTGCATCTTGCGCTCTTTGAGGGTCGGCATGTTCTTCCGGCGCTGCAGGTAGACCTTAACCTTCTCGGCCAGGCCGCCGCCGGCGTCCGGCGTGCCGCCGTACTTTTCGATCTGTTCCTCTTGCCAGGCCTTCCGCTCCTCGAGCGGCGTCGCGAAGTCGAAGGTCTCGGTGTAGAGGTGCCCGTTGACACGCTGGTTCACCTCCCATTTGCCGCGGCGGATGCGCTGGCCCTTGAGTCTACGCGCCATGTTCGGGCCTCCGTGCCCATTCAGTGAGCAGCTCGAGAATGAGCGCGCGAAGGCTGATCCCTTCGCGCGCCGCTTTGGTTTTGACGTCCGCCCACAAGCCGGCGGGGATCTGGTCGAGCAGGTAGCGCTTGCCGCTGTCGCCGTGCGGTTTGAAGTCGCGCGAGTATCCGCGTTTCATCGGCGTTAGTCCTCGTGCCGATTGTTGAACGCGGCGATCGCCGCCGGCGGGAAGCCGAGCGCCTCGAGGCCGGCGGCGTCGCGGCGCTCGAGGCTGGCGAGGCAGCGCCGGCAGGTCACGGTCGCGCTGTCCATTGAGAGCTGGCCGCGGGCGCGGAGCGTGGCGGGGTAGTTCGCGCCGCACTCCGCGCCGATGTCGCGGTTGACGAAGTGGATCGGGCGGTTAGTCGACATATTCCGCCTCTCCGACGTTCGCCCATTCCGCGATCCGATCGTCCTCCTCGAACCAATCGACGACCTGCTCGATGATCGTCGCTGACCCGAACGCGCTCGCCTTGTGGTGCGCGACGGCCTTCGCCTTGCGGCGCGCCTTCGCCTTCTCGCTGACCGGGAAGATCCAGCAGCGATAGTACACATCGGTATCAATGTCAATGTCGTAGTTGCCGCCGGCCGCCTTGACGAGCGCGCCGGCCTTGACGAGCGCGACCTCGACCTCGAGGCGGCGCGCGCCGAGCTCCTCGAATGTCATCCCTGGGTAGACTCGAACCTGCATATCTCTAACCTCCAACGCTAGTGTAGCATAGAATCATATGATTGTCAAATCATAGGATTGTGCCGTGCTACGCCTGGCGGCGGGGGAGGGCTCGGTCGCAGAGCGCGCAGACGCCGGCCTCGTTCCATTCCTCGCACTCGTGTCCGGCGCCGGCCGCGACGTCGGCGCGCATTTGGGCGAGCAGGTTGGGCGCGAACACGGTCGACGGCGCGTCGAGCGCCGCGCGGAGGAGCTCGAGCCAGTGCTCGATCGTTTCGATGGTCGTCACGAGTTTGCGCTGCGCGTCGCCGGCCGGCAGGCTGACGGTCCAGTCGAGCGCGGCGCGATACGCGCCGAGGGCGGCCTCGGCGCGTTCGGCCGCGAGGTACAGGTAGCGCGGCGATTTCTTCCGCGGCGGTTTCGCCAATGTGTCAGCTCCAGTACAGCGCCAGGCCGCCGACGCCGACGACGATCGCGCCGATGACGGCGGCGATCGCGAGCGGGTCCGCGTGCCCGTCGATCAGCAGCTTCGCGGTGACGCTGCCGCCGGCGGCGAGCACGGTTAGGATCGTGACTTTCGTGTTGGAGTGCATCCATTCCATTGAGTGACACCTGTTCTCTGGTGACGGGGAAGCGCGACGCGCGTCGTTGTGGCGGTTACGCCGGGCTGCTTTCGTTGCCGCTGCTGTCGCCGCTGTCGTCGGATCGGTCGCGCGGCGCGGTCCCGCCGTTCTGGTACACGAAGCTCCAATCCCACAACCGTTTGGCCGACAAGGTATGGAGATGCTCGCTCGGGTGGTGCTGAAAATAGACGGTGAGGAGTTCGTCATAGCAATCGTGGAGGCGATGCCCATTCGGTTCGTCCATCATTTCGCACGCTCCAAGGCTTGTTGTGTTTCAAACCATCGGCGCAGGCGAGAATCGCGCGGGCCGACGGCGACGAGATCCGCGTTGCGTTCGTGATCGAGTTGCGCCTTCGCCAGGCGGAGGCGTTGCGCCGGCGCCATCGGCGCTCGTGGCGGCAGCGTGGGGAGGGCCTGCGTGGGGTCCACGCTCAAGGCTCGCAGCGCGACATCGACATAGCCGCTGACGGCCTCGGCGATCGGCGGGCAAACGTGTTCAATCCAATGCACCTTTTCCGTGAGGCTCGGCGCCGCGTGCGCTGTCCATGACCGGAGTAAGGGAAGCACCGTCGCCGGCCCTTTCCGCCGGGGGCGTGCGCGTTCGGGGGCGCGATCCATCTGTCACCCTCTTTCTCGACGACGTCGTGCGTGCGTCTTAAGGCCTCATGCTTTGTGAACCTTCTTAGCTTTGCGCGCGACGTTCGGCACCGCCTTCGGCGGCGGCGCGGGCACCGGGAGGGGTGCAGGCGGCGTGGCTTTAATCAAGTTCGTTAACGCGGCGATCAACTGACTCACGGTGTACCGGGCCGGCGCGTCCAAGCTGAGTAACTGCTCGGCGACGTCCGTCACATCGGCCGAGAGCTGCAGGCGGCGATCATGCGGTTGCTGGCGCGCTTGGAGGACGCCGATCGTGTGTTGTTTCACAGTCAACCCCGCATGATGAAACATCTGGGCGACGCGGAGGTCGTCCTCTGTCAAGTCCTTTAACAGTGGATGATCAGGTTTGATCCGCTGCCCGCCGACGAGTTCCTCGGGCGTCATCCCGAGCTTCTCGACCAATTTATCGATCGTATCTTGGCTCGGCTGCTGCGCGGCTCCTTCCAGCGCCCGCAGCGTGGTCCGCGTGATCCCGACATATTCACAAAACGCCGAGCGCGTGCCGAACGCCAGGCGTTTCTCGCGAACAAGCTTTGCGAATGCGGCTAACCGGTCCGGGGACATACTGTGCCCATTTTTGGCACTCGGCGGACGGCGGTCAAGTTGCACCGGCGCGAATTTTCTGAACGATTCCGACGTGGTTAGCGACATGAACGATCTGGTTAGGCAGTATTACATATTCAGTTGACAGCGGACAAGAGAATATCCATAATGACCCGATTGGTTAGTCACTATGACTAGAACACAGAGTGTGTATACTAACCAAACTGGTTAACCAATGATGGATCTCAGGATCGCGCGCCGGATTGCCCGGCTCACGCAACGCGAGCTCGCGACCAAGGCCGGCGTCGATGACTCCTTTATTTCGATGTTGGAAAACGGCAAGCGGGACATCTACGCGACCGACTACCGGACCGTCGTGCGGATCGCGCGCGCGTTGAACATTACGCCGGATGAGCTGTTTCCGGTCGATGAACTATTTCCCGTCGGCGACGACGCGAAGGGGGCCGCATGAGTGGCGAGCCGCGCTGTTACACGACCGAAGAAATTCTCGCGAAGCTGAACGATATGCCGCGCTCGACATGGGAAGGGCTGAAGCGCCGCGGCAAGCTGCCGTTCCTGCAAGAGCTTCTCCCGCGGCTCGGTCGGCATCCGCGGTATCGCGCCGATCTGGTCGACCTCTATGTCGCCGGCCGCTGGGGGCAGTCGCGCGCGTTCGGCGGGCGGCTCAAGAGGAGTGCGTGAGATGCGCGTCGTCGTCGGGCTCGTGCTCGTGGTGGTCCTGGCGATCGTGGCGGGCGTGGTGGACATCGCGCGCCGCGAGCGTCGCGCGCTGCGCGAGGCGGATCGGTTGTTGGCACTCCGACGAGCTCGTCTTCGGGCGGGCCGGCGACTCCCTCTCGGCGCGGTGCGTGCGGTGCGGCCGTCTGACGGTGGGCTGGTCGTGGACGCTGCGCCGCGGCCTCGGCTCTCGCCCGTCGATGACTTCAGCGGCTTTTCGGAATACGGCGGATTTCCAGCAAAGGACAAATGAACATCCACGATAGTTTTCCCAGCAAGTATTTGAAGGCGATCGATCTCGGCGCGCACGAGCCGGTCGTCGTCATCCGCGCCGTCGAGCTCGTGACGATGACGCTCGAGACCGGCAAGCGCCTCGCGAAGCCGGTCGTCTTTTTTGTCGGTAAGGACAAAGGCCTGCCGCTGAACAAAACGAACGCGACGGCGATCGCCGCGCTGCTCGGCTCGCCGGAGACCGCGAGCTGGATCGGGAAAGCGATCCGCCTCTACGCGACGCCGGTCACGTTCAAGGGCACAACCGTTGCGGGCCTGCGCGTGAAAGCGGCGGGCCTGGCCGCCGTGCCGCGGGCGGTGTCCGCGTGAGATTTACGATCGCGCCCGACGCGCAGCGCTCGCCGGCGTGGTTCGCCGCGCGGTGCGGCCTGGCGACGGGCTCGCGCGCCGCGGCGGTCAAGGCGCGCGTGCGGTTCGGCGAAGCGCTGACGCGCCGCGCGTATCGCCGGCAGCTTGTGTATGAGCGCTTCACCGCGACGCCGGCGGCCGGCGGGTACGTGAGCGCCGCGATGCGCCGCGGCTTCGAGCAGGAGCCGGCGGCGCTGCGCGCGTATGAGCAGGCGACCGGCCTCGGCGTCGATCGCTCCGGCTTTCTCACTTCGACGCGCGCGCTCGCCGGCTGCTCGCTCGATGGCAGCGTCGATCGGTTTACCGGGATCGTCGAGGTGAAAAATCCGAACAGCCTCACTCATGTCGGCTGGAAGCAGGCCGGCCGGCTCCCGCCGGCGCACGTCGCGCAAGTTACACATAACCTCTGGGTCACCGGCGCGCAGTGGTGCGACTTCGTGTCGTTCGATGATCGCTGCGGGCCGAGCTGGCGCTTGTTCGTCGTGCGCGTCGACGCCGAGGAGCTCGACCTCGCGGCCTACGACCGGACGGTGCGCGCGTTTCTCGCCGAGGTCGCCGCGGAGCTCGCGACGGTCACGGCGTTGTTGAGGCCGCGGTGACGACGTCGGCGCGGACGGCCTGGCGGCGCGACCGCGATCTCGATCGCGTGTATTGGTCGCTCGTCATGCTCGGGCCGATGACGGCGCTCGACCTGCAGGAGTGGACGCGCTGGCGGCCGGCGCGCGCGACGGCCGCGCTCGAGGCGCTGCTGCGCGAGGGCTGTGTCACGGTGACGCCGGCGGGCCAGTGGGCGGCCGTGCGCGACGAGGCCGCGGCCGTCCGCGCGAGTGCGTCGTGACGCTGCACGCCGACGCCGATCAGCGACGAATGGAGGATCACGATGACGCTCGGCACGAACAATCCCTGTCCGGGGGAAGGGACGGATCCGCGGATCTGGCGCTGGGGTACGTGCTGGCTGCAAAACCGGTGTTCGTTTCATACGCCGGTGGAACCGCTCGGCATCCTCTTGGCGTTTCCGCCGTTCCTCGCGATCAACTGTCCCGTGCCGACCTGGCTGGTGCGACGGTTCCGCCCGACCGCGACGCCGGGCTGGTACGTGATGGCACGCGCGGGTTTTCGGTACGACAAAAATTGGAAGGGCTACATCGTACCCGAGCTCGCGCTCAAGCTTATGCAATCCACCGTCTACTACTAGGAGTAACTCCGTGGGGCAGTCACGCGATCGCCTCGAGCGTCTGATGGCTCGCACGCGCGCGGCGGCTCTGGCGGAGCTCGAGCGCGTCTTCGTGGAGGGCGGGCTCGCGGAGGCGGGCGCGCGGCCGGCGGTATGTGCGGTGCTCACCGCGGCCGGGTATCGCGTGGAGTGTCTGACGCCGGCGGGCCAGTTCGGCGCGATCGCGATCTGGGCGCCGCGTCACGGCGGCGAGTTCCTCGTGTGTCGCGAGCTCGCGCCGGGCGAGTGGGAGCGCGATTGACGTGCCGAAGATGCATCAACCGGATCACGATGATGTGTACCTCGGCGGCGGCCTGTGGGTGCGCCTGGCGCCGGGCGGCGACATCGTTCTGCGTGAGCGCGATCGGCCGGAGGGCCCGGTGAGTGGGCAGGTCGTCGTGGCGCCGGAGCAGTGGCGCGAGCTCCTCGCGTGGCGGATGCAGGTCCGGGTAGATGCGCCATGAAGCCGGACGAGCTTCCGCTCTTTGCGCGGACGAGCGATCCGGAGACCTCGCACGCCGCGGCGGAGGCCTACGATCGCACGCGGCTCGGCTCGGCGATGGCGCTCGCGGTGGAGTTACACCGGGCGCCCGGCGGGCTCGCGGATTACGAGTACCGCGCGCTCTTCGCGGCGCGGTTTCCTGGGCCGTGTTGCGATCACCTGTATCAGCAGGCGCGGAGTAGCGCCCGCGATAAAGGCCTCATTCGTGACAGCGGCCGGCGCGCGCGGAACCCGATCACGCAGCGTCTACAAGTCGTCTGGGAAGCGTGCGACGCGCCGCCGCCGGCGATTGAGAAGTGCGCGGCGTGTGGGCATGTCCTCCGGCGGAGGGAGGCGCGCGCGGCGGCATGTTGATCTTTGATGCGGATGATCCGCGGGTGCTCGATGGCACGTACGACCGGGAAGGCTACACGCCGGCTGACCGTCGGCGCCAGGCGAAAAAGCGGGAGAAGGAGGCGATCGCGATGAGTGAGGGGATCGACGGCGGGACGGCGCCGGTGACGAAGGACCGCGCGGCGCGACGGTTTGCGCAGGTCGCAGCGCTTGAGGTCGAGATTGCCGTCACGGAGGCGCAGCTCAAAGACGCCGAGCAGCACGTCAAGGATGCGCGCGAGGTCGTGACCGCGCTGCGGGAGCGCGTGACAACGCTCTGGCACGAGCTCCGCGACGCGGTGCGGGATAAGGGGCAGCTCCCGCTCTTTGACTTTCCCGAGACCGAGGCGGCGCCTGTCGAGCTCGAAGTGGAGCTCGTCAAGTGAGCTGCTGCTTCGGGCCTTGTGTGGACAGCCTCGAGCGCGGCGGCGCCGGCTGTCCGCTCTGTGATACGCGCGCGCCGCTCCGGCTGTCGAGTGGCCTCGACTACTACCGCGACGCGCCCGCCGAGCCGCCGGCGCCCGAGCCGAAACGCGCGCCGCGGAAGGGGCAGCTCTTCTAGTGGCCTGGGTTCGGATCGAGGACGTCGTGCCGGAGCACCGCAAGCACCTCCAGGCGGGCCCGGCGGCCTCGTGGCTGTGGGTCTGTGGGATTGCCTACTGTCAGCGGCAACTTTCCGACGGGTTCATTCCCGAGGCCGCCGTGCCGCTGCTGGGCGTGCCGTCGGGGGCGAAGCGCCTCGTCGAGCTCCTCGTCAAGGCCGGCCTCTTCGAGCGCGTACCGGGCGGGTATCGGATCCACGATTACCACGATTACAACGAGCGCCGCGAGGACGCGCTCGATCGAAAAGCGAAGTCCTCCGCGCAGCATCGGACCGCCGGCCTGGCGAGCGGCGCCGCGCGGCGCACCGTTGAACGGAAAACGAACGGCGCCGTTCCCTCGCCGTCGAACGGTAGCCAGGCGCCGCCGTCGAACGGCGCGCCGCCGGCGCCCGTTGAACGGACGTTGAACCCCGACCCGACCCGTACCCGATCCTCTCCCCGACCCGGTGGTAGTACGACTACCGGCGTCGCCGAGTTTCTCGCCTGGTTCCTCGCCGAATACCCGAAGCATCGGAAGGGCGTCAGCTACAGCCGCGACCTCGTCGCCGGCGAGAGCCTCGTCGCCGAGCTCCTCGAGAGCCGAACGCTCGAGCGGGTGCAGGCGATGACGGCGGAGATGTGGGCGTCGAAAGACGAATGGATCCGGACGAGCGATTACAGCCTGCACGTTCTCCGATCGCAAGCGCAGCTCCTCGAGAACGCGGTCGTCGAGCGTGAGCGCCTCCGGTTCGCGCGGCTCTCCCCGTGGGAGCAGGCGAAGGCGGCGGGGCTGAAATGAGGCGGCCGCCGAGGGCGCGCCGGGCCGCCGTGTCGCGGCGCTGGTTTATCGGGAAGGCGGCGCTGCAGTGTGTCGCCGGGCACGCGATCGCCGCCGGCGAGTGGGCGCTCGCGCGCCGTGTGAACCGGATCAACGCCGGCGTGTTGTGCGCGGCGTGCGCGAAGGCGCAGCTCAACCTCGAGCCGCCGGTGCCCGAGCCGGATCGGAAAGTGACGGCCGCGGGAGGCGAGGACTGATGGCGCGGCCGCGAGGCATCCGTCCGCCGGCCGGCCAGGGCGCGCTCAGTGACGGCGAGGCGCCGCTCGTCGATGCGCAGCGCCTCCGGCCGCGCGAGCGGCTCTTCGTGGAGGCCTACTGCGGCGTCGCGAACATGAACGCGACGAAGGCCTACGAGCTCGCCGGCTACATCGGCGGCCGCCACAATGCAGCACGCTTGATCACAAAAGATCACGTCAAGGCGGCGATTGCTGAGGGCCTGGCGGCGCGCGAGGCGCGGCTCGTGATGTCGGGCCAGGAAGCGAAGGAGCGGCTCACGCTGATCGCGCGCGGCACGATCCGCCCGTTCCTCGCGCCGACCGATCCCCTGCAGGCGCTCACCGACGAGGACCTCGCGCTGATCAAGGCGATCACGCCGAACAAGTACGGCCGGCGGATCGAGCTGCACGATCAGGTCAAGTGCGTCGAGCTCATGGCGAAGATTGCCGGCGCGCTGAAGGACACCGTGAAGGTCGAGCACACCCTCGAGGACCTCGTCGTCGGCCTGGCGATTGTCGAGCGGAATGTCTGAGGCCTTCGCGCGCGCGGCGGCGCGGATCGCGACCTGGCGCGAGAATTCGCCGCTCTTCGTGTTTGAGAATTTCGGCGTCGAGCCGGACCGCTGGCAGCTCGAGGCGCTCCGCGCGTTCGATGATCCGCGGCCGGCGATGCAACGGATCAGTATGCAGGCGTGCGTCGGGCCCGGGAAGACGACCGTGGAGAGCTGGTGCGGCTGGAAGTTTCTCGCGTGTCACGCGGCGCGCGGTGAGCATCCGAAGGGCGTCGCGATCGCGGTCACCTGGGACAACCTGAAGGATAACCTCTGGCCGGAGTTTGCGAAGTGGCAAGTGCGATCGCCGTTCCTGAGTGAAGCGTTTACGTGGACGCACGAGCGGATCTTCGCGACGCAATTTCCGGAAACGTGGTTTCTCTCGGCGCGCTCCTGGCCGAAGTCGGCCTCGCCCGACGAGCAGGGCAAAACGCTCTCCGGCCTGCACTCGCAATTCGTGCTCGTGCTCGTCGACGAGTCCGGCACGATCCCGCTCACCGTGCTCCGCGCGGCGGATCAAGCGCTCTCGAATTGCACGTTCGGCAAGATTGTGCAGGGCGGGAACCCGACGAGCCTCGAGGGCATGCTCTACGCCGCGGCGACGACGCTCCGGCATCAATGGCATGTGATCCGGGTCACCGGTGATCCGGACGATCCCGACGCCTGGGTGCATGCGCCGCGGCTCGGGCCCGGGCCGCTCGAGTGGGCGCGGCAGCAGGTCGCGACGTATGGCCGTGACAATCCGTGGATCATGTCGCAGATCCTCGGGCTGTTCCCGCCGGCGTCGATCAATGCGCTCTTCAGCGTCGACGATGTCGAGGCGGCGATGGCGCGGCATCTGACGCCCGATCAATACGAGTGGGCGCAGAAGCGCCTCGGTGTGGACGTCGCGCGCTACGGCGACGACCGCACGGTGATCTTCCCGCGGCAAGGCCTGAAGGCGGACGTGCCGATCGTCATGCGACACAAGCGCGACTCCGCGGTCTCGGTCGACATCGCGGATCGCGTCATGGGGAAAAAGGCGGCGTACGGATCCGAGGTCGAGCTCTTCGATGCGACGGGCGGATGGGCGGCGGGCGCCGTCGACGTGCTGCGGACGAACCGCCTCGCGCCGATCAATGTGCAGTTTGCCGCGCCGGCGCACGATCCCCGGTACGCGAACCGGCGCGCCGAGATTTACTTCAACGCCGCGAAGTGGATCCCGACCGGCGCGCTCCCGAACCTGCCGGAGATGACGCGCGAGCTGACCGCGCTCACCTACACCTTCCACAAGGGCAAGTTCCTGCTCGAGGATAAGGAGCTCGTGAAAAAACGGATCGGCGTGTCGCCGGATCTGGCGGACGCGTGGGCGCTAACGTTCGGCTTGCCGGAGATGCCGTCGGCGGTGATGGCCGGCGTGATCGCGGGCCGGCGCCCGGGCCGCGCGGTCGTGGCAGAGGAGGACTAGATGGACGACGTGATTCGCGCGGGCACGGTGACGGTTGACGAGCTGCTCGAGGCCGCGCTCGAGCGCGAGCGCGCACGGCGCGCGCAGTGTCAAGATTTAGTGGACGCGGAGCGCGCGCGGCTGCGCCAGGCCGTCGAGGCGCTCGCGCGGTACACGCCGCTGACGCGCTACATGACGCCCGCCGGCTGCGGGGACTGGATTCGCCGGGCCGAGGTGCTCGAGCTGCTCGAGGGCGCCGGGCGCGACGCGACCGATCGCACGCGAGGTGCGTCGTGAGCGTCGGTGCGCCGCGAGCGACGGCGCCCGTGGCTGGGGTTCCGCTGCCGCGCTTACCGTATCTCCATTGTTCGTTTTGTCGGGAACGCGTGAAGACGGAGCGGCTCGTGTGGGCCGAGCCTGATCCGATTTATATCTGTGATCGGTGCGTGACGCTGGCCGCCCGCCTCCTCCGGCCGGTCGACTACGACGGCCGCGAGCGCCGGCTGCGGGCCGCGCGCGCGGAGGTGCACAGCCTCCGCCTGGCGCTCAAAGATTCCGAGCTCGTGCGGCGTCGGTACATGCTCGAGTATTACCGCGTCCGGAGTATTGGCGTCGCCCTGATCGCGGACGATATGCGCCGCGAGGCGCCGGTGATTCAGGCGACGCCTGGCGGCGATCGCCTCCGCTTGGCGGATGAACCATGAACACGCCGGGCCTCTGTCCGAATTGCGGATCGGAACGCGTCCGCGTCTACAGCGCGGAGTTTCTCGGCACGGCGCGCGGCCGGCGGTATCTGTGTCGCGACTGTCGGATGGTGTTCAAGCAGGTCGCGCTCAGTGAATTGATTGGCGAGACCCTCGTCACCGTCGAGCAGATCGCGCCGCTCCGCGCCTCGAGCGTGTTCCCGCTCCGCCGGCTGCTCGAGCAATTTCGCCTCCTGCTCAAATAATCTTTAGATCTAGCACCTCGGGTCTGTGCCCCTGCGCGATTCTGTGAATCGCCCGTGCCTGAGACCCTCCCGCGACCCGTCGCCTTCACCATTCGCCCGGCGGAACCGTTCGATGTGCCGGCGCTCGTCGCGATGGCCGGGCGGTTTCTGCAGACAACCGTCTACGCGCGCTTTCTCACCTCGACGCCGGCGAAGCTGGCGGCGCTCGTCGAGACCGTGCTCGCGATCGGTGTCGTGCTCGTCGCCGAGGTCGAAGTCGGGCAGGGCGACGGGGCGCGCTTCGAGTGCGTCGGGATGATTGCGCTCGTCAGCGCCGTGCATCCGGTCTCGGGCGAGCCGTTCGTCGACGAGCTCGCCTGGTGGGTCGAGCCGGCCTGGCGGGGGTCGCCGCACGGCCTCGGCACGCAGCTCCTCGCGGCCGCGGAAGCCTGGGCGACCGAGCGCGGCGTCGTGTTGATGAAGATGGTCGCGCCGGTCGGGAGTCCCGAGGTCGGCGCGTTCTACGAGCGCCGCGGCTACGCGTGCGTCGAGACCGTCTATCAAAAGCGGCTGCAGGCCTCCTGAATGGCGAGCTTCACGACGCTCGCGACGTTCGGCCTCAATCACCTCTTCCATAAGAAAGGCCCGCCCGTGAGCGCGCCGGCGCCGACGACGCCGCTCGGCGCGCCGGCGCCGCCGGATGCGCGCCTGGCCGCCTCGAGCGGCGTCCTGAGTGCGCAGCTCGCCGCGAAAAAGGCGCGCAAGCAAGCCGCCGCCGGCACGGCGGCCTCGCCGCTCATGCCGCTCCTGGGCGGCACACCGCCGACGGCCGGCGGCGCGCGGAAAGGGCTGATCGGCTACTGATGGCCTTGCCGTATCCGCTCACGTCGACGAAGCGTCAACGCCTGCAGCAGCTCGGGCAGGCGCTCTGGACCGAGCGCGGCACGTTCGATGCCCATTACCGCGACCTCGCCGACTTCGTCAAGCCGCGGCGCCTCCGGTCGATGACGAGCGATCGGAACAAGGGCGACAAGCGGAACCAAAAGATCATCGATTCGACCGCCGGCTTCGCGCACCGCACGCTCGCGAGCGGCCTGCATGCGGGCCTCACCTCGCCGGCGCGCCCGTGGTTCATTGTCTCGACGCCCGATCCGGCGCTGAATCGCGTGCCGGCGGTCAAGGCCTGGCTGCACGAAGTCGGCGATCGCATGCGCTCGATCTTCCAGCAGACGAACCTCTACAACGCGCTGCCGATCGTGTACGGCGATATGGGCCTGTTCGGCACGGCGGCGATGGGCATCCTACAGGACGGGCGCGATCTGTTCCGGACCTACACCTATCCGATCGGCAGCTACGCGCTCGGCGTCAACGCGCGCGGCCTCGTCACGACGTTCTATCGCGAGCTCGAGATGACGGTCCGCCAGGTCGTCGAGAATTTCGCGGTCGTGCCGGGCATGCGCGATCTCGACTGGTCGCATGTCTCGCAGCGCGTCAAGGACCAATGGGAGCGCAGCCAGTACGAGGCGACGGTGGACGTGTGTTGGATCGTGCTGCCGAACGAGGACGCGGATCCGAGCCGCGGCGAGTCGCGCTTCAAGCCGTTCGCGAGCGTCCACTACGAGAAGAGCACGACGGACGCCGCGGCCGGGTGTTTGCGCGAGGCCGGGTACGACACCTTCCCGATCTTGTGTCCGCGGTGGGACGTCACGAGCCACGAGGATACGTACGGAACCGATTGCCCGGGCATGACGGCGCTCGGCGACGTGCGGCAACTCCAAACGCAGCAGAAAAAAAAGGGCCAGGCGATCGCGAAGATGGTCGAGCCGTCGCTGGTCGGCTCGACGTCCTTAATGACGCAGAAGGTCTCGCTCCTCCCGGGCGATATCACCTACGAGGAGCCGGTGCACGGCTACGCCGGCCTCCGCTCGATTCACGACGTGCGGATCGACCTGTCCCATCTGACGGCCGACATGCAGGAGGTCCAGTACCGGATCCAACGCGCGTTTTACGAGGACCTGTTTCTCATGCTCGCGAACGACCGCCGGCAGCAGCCGGCGACCGCGCGCGAGATTGACGAGCGCCACGAGGAGAAGCTGCTCGCGCTCGGGCCGGTGCTCGAGCGGACGAATGACGAGCTGCTCGATCCGCTGATCGATCGCACGTATGCGCTGATGGTCGAGGCGCGCCTCGTGCCCGAGCCGCCCGAGGAGCTCGACGGTGTCACGCTGAAGGTCGAATACATTTCGATTCTCGCGCAGGCGCAGAAGCTCGTCGGCGTCGTCAGTCAAGATCGGTTCCTGAACACGCTCGCGTCGCTCGCGCAGACCTTCCCCGAGGCGCGGCACAAGCTCAACATCTTCCAAGTCATCGACAACTACGCCGATATGCTCGGCGTCGATCCGCGGATCGTGCACACGAACGAGGAGGCGCAGGCCGCCGCGCAGCAGGCCGCCGAGGCGGCACAGGCCGCGCAGGATGCCGAGACCGCGAAGTCCCTCGCGAGTGCCGGCAAGAGCGCCAGTGAGACCTCGCTCGAGGGCGACACGGCCCTGTCGCGGATGATGCAGAACGTCGGAGCGGCCGCATGAGTCGCACGCGCGCGCTGCAAGGCAACGCGGCGGATCCGAAGCAGGTCCGGTTCGCCGCGCGGCACAACGATCGCCTCGAGTCGCGGTATCGCGAGGATATGCGCCTCGCGCTGATGCATCTGCCGACGCGCCGCCTCCTCATGCGGATCCTGTATGAGGCGCGCTGTGACCTGGCGCACCTGGGCGACGCTCATCCGGAACACTCCGCGTCGGTCTGGGATCCGAGCGCGAAAATTCACTACCACTCAGGCCGGCGCGACCTCGGCCTGCTCATTCAAGGCTGGATCGCCGCCGCGGATCCGACCGCACTCCTCTCGATGCTCGCCGACGAGCTCACGCGCGTCGCGCAGCTCGAGCACGAAGTCGCGGCCGCGCACACGCCGCCGGCGACGTCCGCAGGAGGCTCCCTGTGATCTTACGCTTCGTTCCGCTCACGCTCACGACGCCCGACGCCGACGCCGGCGGCGGG